GCAGGCCCACGGTGATGATGTTCGGTCGGTTCTCAGGATTCATTTCTTCCGCCTCTTGTAGCCGCGATGCTTTATCAGGCTGCCGTGGTTCACCTTCAGCGCGTCAGGCACCGGCTTCCCGGTCATCTTTGCCCAGCGGTCCCACCAGTGTTCAACCCGGCCCACAGATCGCCACCTTGCCGTCTGCCAGCCCGTAGCCGGTCAAGCCCGGTAGGGGTTCGCAGGCAATGCCGAGCGGGACGCTGCCCGAGCTGACCAAGCTGAACACCTTGCGCCCATCGGACCACTGCTTCAGAACATACCCGTTGCTGCTGATCGTGATAATCAGCGGAACCGGCGGGGCAATGGTGATGGTCTTTGTCGGGATGTTCGACGGGCCAGACGTGCCGCCACCAGCCTCAATAGCGAACACCCGGAAGCAGTAGGTCCCGGCGGGCAGAGTGACGGTGTAACTGGTCGCCGCCTGAGTCATCGTGTGGTTGATCGTGGCGAGACTGGGGCACGTTCCGACCTCATACCGATACGTCAGCGCCCCGGTAATCGGGCTGCCGTCTGTGCGCAGCGTAGGAGCCGTGAAGCTAACTGTTGCCGTGCCAGCAAACGCACTCCCCGCCAACAGGAACAGCGCCACCGCTGCCAGCATGATGATCGCCATGAGCCACTTCTCGTACTTAATCATTTTCCACCCTCAATCATCAGTTCAAGAATCTTGTCCACCCGAGCAGTGATCTGCCCGTGCTGCGTGGTCATCTGGGAACTCAAGGCATCCGCCCGAGCCTCACCCGCAGAATTACTGCTGTCGATCTTCGCGTAAACCAGTTTCAGTTCCGTTGCCAGTTCCTTGCGGATGTCATCATGGCTCCGTGAGTCTGCCACCGCGTGCTGGTTCAGGTCATGCTGGCGCTGCTTGTGTTCCACCCCGCACGCCGTCTCAAGCGCAGTGAGCCGCGTCTCTTGCTGTCGCCATGACCGCTTCATAAGCGCAATAACCCCAGCCGACAATGTTGCAATGAGCCACCCGGCTGCATCCCAGAGACCCGCTTCCAGAAAAGCCTTCGTCTGCGTTCCATCATCCACTGCACCTGTTCCTTTTGTTGTTCAGGCCCATAGAAACCACGCCGCGAGCAGCGCACCAATCGTCAGTAGCCGGTAGCGCATAGCGCAGTCTTTTGAACCCCACAACGGCGGGCCAGCGGAGCGCCCGTGGTTGTCCTCGAAGTGGTTGAGAAGTCTGTCGAAGAACTTGGCGACCTTGTACTTCTCCCGGTTGTCGTAGAACCAGCGAGACCAGCTCACGACTGCGCCGCCGGTCAGGACGTGGCTGCCATAGTCGATGGTGTAGAGCAGACGCCACTTCCACGAGTCAGCAGTCCAGTCGCGCTTGAATGGCAGCCCATCGAACCAGCTGAAGCCGGTGTACCAGAGAACTATGTTGGTGAAGTACCTCATGCGATCGTCACTGCTGTTGGGCCTTGAACAACCGTATTTGCACCAGTCAGCACCCACAAGTATCCTGTGCTGCTAGAAGCCAACCCACCGCAATTCCCGACTATCGTGATAGATGACGCCCCCCACGCGGTGTAAGGCTGCGGTTCAATCATGGTAGCTGTAACGAGGTCGTTGGTATCGGTGAGAACGACTCTAGTGGTCGAGCCAACGTCTAGGAACATGTTGGTGTGATAAATCCAGTTATTCCCGGTGTCGTAGTCCCGAACGTAGCCGCCGAAATGGAACGCAGCAGTGCTATCTGAAGGCAATGCGCCACCGCTAAAACGAGTGTCGCCATCTGCTACCAGTACAGAACGTCTGCCAAGAGAGTTGATTGAGGTTGTCTCAAATACCCGCACAAAACCAGAAGCCGAGTGTGAAGCAATATACTCAACTCGCACCCACCCGGCTCGTGGGTTTGCCGCGTTCACTCCTCCACTGGTGTTAGTGATGGCTATGCCATTCTGCCCCCAAACCCACTCACCAGCCGTGTTTCCCGTTGACTCAACATACGGAACTCCGTGGTATAGGTAGGGGGAGTCCATGTAATCCGCGCCGTGCCACTGCATCGAGCAGGGTTTCATCTGGTGATCGAACAACCCGGCCTCATGCGTCGAGTCATCCCACGAAGAATCTAGCCGCACAAGAAAGGAGGCGTAAACTTCAACAGGCTGGGTAGTAACAGGAAAGTCCACAGACCGAACCATGTCCCAATCTTGATAATCCCCGTCGCTTCGCTTACCTACAAGGTAGTGGCTGATTCTGGCGTTTGGCGTACTGGCTCGCCAACCAGTAGCCTGCCTGCTCATGCTTTCGCCTTGTATCCAGTCAAACGTGGGGTCTGTGTTGTTGCCACTCCAGAAGAATCTTGGGGTATTGACTGTTACACCATTGGCCACCTTCGTCCCGAACCCGCTACCGGTGATCGTGAACTCCGCCCCGTGCGTCAGCGTCGAGCCGCTGGCCGCAACAGTCGTGCTGGTGAACGTATCAGACACCCCGCCCACCGTCAGGACGGTATTCGTCGCGGTGCTGTTGCTGGCCGAACTGGTATGCCGGACGGTGATGGTGTCCAGATTGTTAACGGTTCCTGAAGTGCTGACAAAGCTGCCCGTGCCGTTGATCTGATACGTCCCGCCCGTGATGGTGACAGTCGCTGTAGCGTTGATACCTGTGACCGTGATCGGAGCAGACGTGATTGTGGTGCTGGTGGCTACACCGGTTTGATCGGTGAAGGTGAAGGCGTTTGGCGTGGTGTCTGTCCCGGATGTATACGGATCGCCATGACTCACCAGCAGCGCGTTACCACTGGTGTTGTCAGGAAACCCGTGCGACGTGAGAATCGCGTTGCTGGTCGTCGGCATGTGGGAGTCTAGGATTGAGTTAGCCATTAGACTGCAATCACGCCTGCGTCTTTGAATACCGCCGTCGCACCAGTGCCCGCAGTTGTAGTTCTCCACATGAGGAAGGTTCCAGCATTAGCATCTGGATTCAGAATCTGGTCGCCCTTTTTCCAGTAGGTATTCGCACTGGTCGGGGCTGCGGTGTACGAACAGATGAACTGATCTCCAATGAACGTCCCCGCCGCGGGGTCAAGCGAGAAACGTCCAGCCAGTAGATCAGTCCACGACTGCGGGCTGACGCACAATGCAACGTCGCAGATGTAGACGCTGTGGTCTTGTCCCGCGCCGCTGAGTACCGGCGCCTGGTCATTGATCGGCTTGACAGACCACCCGAGTCTGGTGATCGCGCCGAAATCCGCCATCGGCTTGAAGCAGAAGAATCGTGTCCACCCGTTGAGCGTGTAGTACCCGGTGCTGCTTGCGCCGCTTCCTCCGGCCATATTGTAGTGTGACGATGCGGTAGAGCCGGTGTCGTATTCAAACCCAACGACCGGGTACCGCAGATCGGTTGTTCCGTTCTCCTTGAACGCATCATTCGGGCTACCGTCAGCGGCTGACGGCACATATATCCAGCCGGTCAGAACGGCGGTGCCTTTCTGGGCTAGTAGAACGTCCTGCCCGTAAGGGAAGAAACTGGCGCGGGGATAAGTGCCCACTTGAGCAGCAGCGCGAGTGATCTTGATAGAGTGCCCATCCGCACGAACAATGCTTGTCTCAGACGCAATGGTGATGCCTGACGACAACACAATATCTCGGTAGCCACGGATCGCAGCGCCACTTGATCCGCGACCAGACGGGTTCGGGATGAATGACCGCGCTGCGCGGCCTACCGACATTGTTTCGTCCGTGACATAGAAACTGGAAGCGTAGCTGTCTGCCAGCGACACAGACCCCCCCGCTTGCGGGCTGACGCCAACGACTGCCCCGCTGATGTTCTTGGCGTATTGGCTAATCTCAAGGTTTTTCGTTGTCATCGCTAGTGTGCCGAGGTCTACACCGATGACGTTGCCAAGATGGATGCGTGGGCCGAGACTGCCATAGGTACCAGCAACGGATGCATTTGCAGTAGACACCGTGTTAGTGAAGGATATTCCAGTTGCCGCCGCTGCTATCGTATTTGTCGCTGCACCGCCCCCTGATGCGGAAATTGCGCCTACTCGAACGTGATAGCCGGAAGTCGCTGAGTTACCCGCCATGTCCTCAAGATAGGCTCCGATGGATACCTGCTTACATCCTTCAGCAATATCAATTCCGTTACCCTGAATCGCAACCGCGCCAGCGTCTGCATTTTCCGCGTTTACCCCGACGAAGTTGACGTGTGCGCTTGCCAGCAAGCGTATAGCCCACGACGATGCAGAATCAGTTGGAGCGTATTCGCCGCCGATGATATTCACAGAATTAGCCACGCTAAGAACAAGACCGAGAGTGTTCTCGATTGCGTAGCAGTTCCTTATCTCACCAGTAAAACCGACGATATGCATCCCGGTTGAACAACCTGTCGCATAAACTCGCTCGATTGCATACCTAGTTAACAGATTTGTGCCAACAAGACCTGGCGCATACAGCCCGATGACGGTTTGTAGTGACCCGCCTATTTTCCCATCAATGCTGATGCCGTTTCGGATGTAGAAACCACGCGGGGTATCAGTCCCGACGGATGCGGAATCGACTTGCAGCATCCCGGTTGTTGCGCCAGTCACGCCAAGATTTACAAATCTGGTTCCGTATAGTGGGGTAAGGTAATACGAGCGAGGGCCACCGCCACCAGCCCCGATGATCGGTGCCCTGACGGTGACAGACGAACCGAGGCCGAACACCCCCTGCGGGAATTCAAGCGGCCATTTCGCTGTATACGCTTGCGTAAATGCCTCAGTGATCTTCGCCGACATATCGTTCGTGCCGTTCAGATCACTGGCCGACAGGCTCCAGTCCTCAAGCCGTACAACCCGGTTGTGATCTGCTATCGCTTTCAGTCTCATGTCAAACCCTCAAACATCCGTGATTGCCCCGTACTCTGCAAACGTCCCAGACGAGCCGCGATTCGTCCATTCAGATTCTGTGCCAAAGAAACAGATTTCTGGCTGACGACCATTCACCAGCGTCCCTGTCGCGCCGAGGTACTGCCGATCCCCGTTGTCTTTAACGAATCGGGCGCGATCCGAGTAGTTCGCAAGGTCGTAGCTGACACCCGGCATGAACCACAAACAGCCAACCTGCATGGGCATTCGCTGTACGGATACGCCGGGGGTGGTTGGGAACGCGCCGATACCTGTTAGATCGGCCTGCGATAATCCACAAATTCCCGTGCTACCGTCCCATGTCGTATTTGTAAGCACCTGCGACCACGCGCCACCATCCTCGCTGACATACATCTGCACGCGGCTCGCTGTCTTGTTCGCGCTCACGATGATTTGCAGAACGCCATTTGCAGACGTATATGCGCCCGCTGATACTCGGTTGCAGCTATTGTTGCTCGTGTCCCGAATAGTCAGCGATAGCTTGTCAGATGCGTCTCGCTCCAGCGCGAAACGCCGCGCAGACCCGCTCGTAGACATTATGAATATGGTTTTTAGCGCCGCGTCCCCACCAGTAAACTCGACCTCACAAAATAATGTCAGTTCACCCGTATCGGCCCGGCTGCGATTCGTGTGATCCGCAAGCCAAGTATCAGTGCCATTAAATACCACAGTTGCCAGCGCGGGCTGATCCACAACAACCCGCGACTTCGTGAACCCGTACCGGTCGCCTATATCAATCGGATGCACCGACTCAACAACGTCATGCAGCATTGCTAATGTGTCGCCCATGTTTTGAAGGGTGTACTCCCCAACGCCATCGGGAACACCTATAGCTATGTCCTCAAAGTTTCCACCGTGGACGTATGGGACCTGATGGTGAGCGCCACCATTGGTAAGCCACGACCCCTGAAGCCAGCGGGACGCCAGCGCGTTACCTGATGAGGATGATGTGGTGTCCTCGCCATCAAGCGGGTCAAGCGTTTTCGTCGTTGAGTTGTATGGACTCTCTGACCCGACAGCCAACATGCCGAGGATGCGGCTTGTCTGTGTACCGCAAGTCACAGGCTCAGGCGCAAGATAACTGGTGCCACTTTCAAAGCGCACCACCTTCATGCCCATCTCACTACAGACGCGCAGACCGTCAGGCGCTCGCAAATTCGTGTTGAAGTAGTGGTATCCCCACGAGTCGGATTGATTCAGGTCAAAGCCGGTACGAATGCCTTTTGCTCTGATCGCCGCATTGTGCTTGTGGTAGAAGTCCAGAACATTGGTATACGTGTCGCTCCATAGTGTGCTGCCCTGATGTTCTATGGCCCAATACACACCCCCCAAGTCTGGGGTTCTGGCGGCAACATAGTCCCATACCCAGTCCGGCTGATCGGTGTCAATGTCGCGCCCGTGGATGCCGTTCGCAGTCTGAAGACCGTGCGTAATCAGCGCCTCGTAAACCGTTACAACATCGCCCACGGGGTCGGCTTGGTAGGCAGCAGAGGCAGGGAAGTCGTCAATATCAAACGCCAGTTGCAGCTTTCTCGGCGGCGCTGCGATGTGCCCGTCCGTAACGGCCTGCTGAACCAGAAACGGCAGCAAGCTATTTGATGTGCCGCCAGCATCGCAGTATGTCGGCTTATTCGATCCTGTACGCTTCCATAGGATGTGATCGGCTGGCGTTGTGCGGTGTGCGGCAAGCTGCGTGACAGACGATTCCTGCCCGCTGTTGGTGCTGACTGTCGCAGCATAGACCGGCAGCGTCTTGGTGTTGTGGATCATATACCGATATGCAACAACACCCGTTCCTGACACGCCCATCACGCTGGTATTCCCAGCCCCAGGCGATACGCAATACGTTGCCATCACCGGAACTGCACAGCCGCCGCTCAGGAATACCTCACCAAACTCAGTACCAACAAATGTTGAAGTCGTGCGCGGGTAGACCACAACGACGAAGGCATAACCCTTGCCGCTGGTTCTCATTTCTGTGATGTACGTCGAATTAGGCCCGCAGGAGAGAAACTCGTACCTGTACCCCATCGTCGAAAGCATGGCCGTAACATCGTTGATCTGAGGCCCGTTGCTGTTGTTCTCAACGATCCACTGGGGCAGCGCGATTAGTACCTTTGCCATTACGCAGCCCTCGTGACAATGTATGACTGGACACTCGCAGACGACACGCCGCCTGTCTCGGTGTAATCCATGTGCCAGAAGTTGTGCGTTGGCGAGCCGTCAAGGTCGAGATAATGCGTCCCCGCTGTCAGGCCGCTCATGATTGGGTTGCCTGCGAACGCGGTCTCTGAGCCGGTCAGCGTTGACGACCCGCCAACAGAAACTGACAGCGTTCCAGACCCGGTGACAATGACCACCAGAGTCGCCCGCGACAAGTCGATACCCTGCATATCGACAGCGGTAGGCTGTGCTGTTGCCCCTGCTGTGATTGAGTACGCTGCGGACCAGTCACCTATGGTGGGGAAATAGTACGGCTGCGTCCAAGTGCCCGACTGCATCAGTGTTGCCGTAACCTCGACCGCGCTCGACCCGCCAGCCTCAGTGAATATGAACTGGTAAAAAGGGAAGTACGGCAACGCACTCATGTCATACGTTGCCTCCCCCGCAGACAGGGCCGTGATAATCGGGCTTTCGGTTAATGTGACGGCTGTTTGTCCCGGTGTTAGCACGCCACGCACGCCGACCGTGACCGACCCGGAACCAGAAGCCGTAACGGAGAGGGTTGCATCAGCAAAATCTGTATAGCTATTGTCGAGATAGCCGGGGTAGCGCGATGCGCCGGCTGCGATTGAGTAACCGGCTGTCGTATCACCAATCACCATCGCAGCGGGGTTCTGACCACCGCCGCCGTTCCATCCCGGACTAATGCCGATACCAATGCCGATCATGGCTCAAAGTTCCAAGCAGCCGAATCGTTGGTAATCACCCACGCGCCCGCACGGATGTACTTGAACGTCAGCACCCCGGCAGCGGCCAGCTCAACGTACTTGTCAGCCGTGCCACCGTTGACCGTATGACCCGCACCAGGCTTGAACCGGAAGGCGTAACCAGCCACCCGCTCAAGCGTGTACTCGCACTCGTTAACGGTTGGGCTGGCAGGGGCGGTTAGCATGACAGCAGCCGCCGCGCCAACGTTCGTACACCACTTGCCAGACTCGGCAGTGGTCAGCGTGTCGGAGGCGGTGAATGCTTCGGTAGCGGTCGGTAGCGCCAGCGCATCCCTAAACACTGACGGTGCCACCCGCACAACCTGGTTGCTGTTGGCATTAGATCCCAGCAGCAGCACGTCATTGGCGAAATCAATATCGGTCGCGCTGGTGTATTCCAGCGGGACTTGTGCGGGCTTGATGGGAACGAGCGCCATGATCTGATCCTCAGTACAGGGCGACGATTGACGTTGCGGTAGTTGCAGCCATGACCTTGCTGACCTGAATCGGCAAAAGCGTACCCGCCGGTATCCCGACAAGCGTTATGGTCGTTGCCGCGTCAACAAACTGCACAGCCAGATTGCCCGCCACGCCAACCCACAGAGCGCGGGTCACGCCGAGGTCGGTAGAGTCACTAGCGGTTACTGCCGCGCCGCCAGTGGCGCTGCGGGTTTCTTGATTAGGGGTTGGCATGTTTGAATCCTCTGTCGTGAATGGTGGTCATTTAGTTGACGCTCCTGCTGACTTCGTACCAATTCGTGCCGTCGCACGTTAGCGTTATCACGTCATCTGCGGTGGTCACGAAGTTGCCAGCCAGCTTCAGGTTGCTCCCGTCAGTGAAGGTCAGAACACCCGCGAAAATCAGCGTGACGGTCTGCCCGCCCATAGCGGCAGCAGACACCGACGTGATATTTGTCGTGCCGGTAATGCTCACCGTCCTCGACCCGAAAGGGATTGATATGGTCGCGGCAGACGCGACTGACACGACGCTGTGAACTTCCCCGGTGACGCCTGTAAACGTCCCGACCTGTGGCGTGGTGATGCCGTCATAGGTATTCGGCCCGAGAAACACGCCGCGATTGGCGGCAGCATCGAACAGCACGCCGTACAGACCAACGTACACATCGAGGGCTGAGTTCTTCCTGGCAAACGTGTTCCCGGCGACAGTTATCCCGGACAGGTCAGCGCCAAAGAACCGGATACAGTGTGGATTGTCTGTAGGTGCGCCAGCGCCCGTGCCGATGGACCTAACATCAGTGAACGTGTTTCCAGTTATCTCATAGCGCCTGACGTACTCATCTACATACAGGCCACAGTTGTATGCGCCATAGGTTCTGTTGTTGCTAAATTCACCGTCTTGTGAGAACTCGATGGTGGCCCCGCCAAGCGCACTCTCAGGATCACCGGCATTTACAGACACATTGTTGCGAATGGTGTTTCTAGCATTCCTGGCGCTGGATGTTGCGCCAACATCCCACCATGCTTCGCCGCGCTTGAATGTCCCGTTACTGTTTGTCTCGCCTGCGGTGTACCAATTCTGGTACACACATCCTTCGATAACGCAATCGCTTGCGCCAATCGTCGTGAGATTTGTCAGAGCCGCCCCTACTCGACAGTTTGTTAGCGTGACGCCCTTGAACTCAATGAATGAGCCGCCGTGGGTATCCAGCCCCTGCCATGTTGGGATGTTGGCAATAGTTCCGCCGTACACACCACAATCAACGCTTACCGGGTCTCTGACGAAATCCGAAGCATTGACCAACGATGTAAACGCAATACCATAGGCGTTCAACTCACCGGACACGGTTTCACCAGCCAGAGTATCTATCCACGGCGCATATACCCGCGTCTCTCGCGCTGAATAGCCAAGAATAGCGGCGTAACCTATGTTGGAGAGTCGCGGCCTGTTTATCCGCACGTTATCGGTATAGAGCATTTCAATGCCGTACTCACCGAAGCCGTCGATCCACACATCGTTTATCGTGATGTCTGACACTCTGGTTGGGGCTACGGCAGCTCCATTCCGCGTGCCGGTCGCGTACATTGCCTTGCTGCCAAGCGTGTAGGCGATTCCAGGGCCGACTATCTTTCCGCCGATCCATGTGCATCCGCTTGGTAGAGTGAACGCCGTTTCAGCGTGAGCTATGTCGAATGTCAGACCAGTGGCATCAAACACCTGATTTTCGATCAGCGTAATGCCTGAAGTGAGTCTATACGTTGCCCCCGGTTCGCCAAACACGCGGTCGTTAGACAAAACGGCGTTACTGACAGGAGTGGTGTCATCCGCAGCCCCGTCACCAACCGCCCCGTACCGCCGCGCGTCGCCCGGTTCATACCCGTAGTCCGTAGGCGTAACGCCAGCGGCAATCTCAGCGGCGGTTCGGGGGAAAATCAGCGGCGCAACTTCATCCGCCGTCAGCGCGTCCGAGTAGTTCAGCACCGTCCATTGCACTGCATTAGCCGAGTTCTTGCAGGTGATGTCATAGGTGACGCCGGCAGACAGCCAAATGGCCGGGAACAGGCCCGCCGTGGTAGCCAATACCGGGTGCGCGTGGGCCGTGGTCATGGCCGAGCTGGTATACACCGTGGCCGGGGTTGTCGTCCCGGCGAGGTAGAAGTACAGCTTCCCGCCGCTCAAAGGCGCTCCCGCTGATGTAAACTCGCGGCTTCGGGCGGAACTGTAGATTTTTGATGCCATTCTCTTTGTCCAATAAAAAACCCGCCGAAGCGGGTTAAGGAGCCAAACCTTATGGAGTGGCCAGCAGGTATAGATCCAATCGTCGCAGGTTGGCTAGTTGCGGGAATCCTTGTCGCGTGGTGGAACAGCCGCTCCAAGAGCTAAAGCCCCGGCTGGCAGCGGTTGTCGCGGTGTCGGGACAACCAGAGCGCCGCTGATGTTTTGCAGTTGCCGTGCCTGCGCCCCAGCGCGGATGTTCGTGATCGGACCGGCAATCATCGCTTCGCCAAGCGGCACCAGCTTCGACTTGGACTGAATGAAGTCCAGCACCTTGCCAACTATCATCGCCCCTGAGTTGCTGTTATTCACAGCCGATCCAATGGGCTGCGATTGCATGTACTTCGCCACGCGAACGGCAGACTTGAGTTTGTTGATCTCCTGCGGTGTGAACCACATCGACAGCTTTCTGTCTCCTATCTGTTCAAGCCCTTTCTCAAGACCTGCACTGCTGAACTTCGTTGCGTCCGTATCAGCACCGCCCCTGGCCTTGATGTAGCCGACTAGCTGAGTGCGCACCGCGTCCCGCAGAATCGGATCACCGCCTGCCAGCTTGCGAAGTTTCGCCAAGCTCGATACAGAGCCGTTGATAACGTGCTTCTGCACGAACCTGTCAGGCTCTGCACCGCCTAACGCATCCTCGATGAACGGCGCAGATTCACGCCACTTGAACTGGCTTGCCGAAAGTTTCCGCGCCTTGTCGAGCAGCGTCAGTGCTTCCTTCGGTAGTTTGCTCGCGGCGGCGATCGCGTCACCGGCCTGCTTCGTTACTACCTGCGAGCCACCAAACTGGCCCAGCTTTGGCTCGGTAGACTCTAGCGCATCCCTGACAATCTTGATTGCCGCCCGGACGTTTCCATCTTTTGATCCTCTAGATGCCGTGGCGAGGTCCGTCTTGAGGATGTCGATAATCCGCACATCAAACGGAGCCTTGCCTGATGCGATGTCGTCGAGCGTGTTGCTGATCTCGGCAGGGAGGTGCTTCCCTTTCAACTGCCGGTCAAGTTCCTCTCTGGCCTTGTTAATAAACGTCGCCGGGGTAAGCGGGATGTCCTGCCCGGTCGCGTCACGAGCAGCGTTATAGGCGGCGTTTTTCTCAACCGTAAGCGCATCGTCTGCCGACTTCACCCGCTCAATGACAGACTGGCCGGTTGCGTATGCGTCCTTTGAGGACGATGCGCTGTCATCCAGCACACCTAGCACCGCTTTCGCGTTCTGGTTCTGCACCCGCGATAGATCAAGCGGCCCGGTGGCGCTCATGTTGGCTTGGGTCTTGGCGAGGTTCCGCTGTTTCGTCAGCAGACCAGGATCTTGGGTGATGTCGCCCGTGAGCGGCGTTGCTCCAGTGCTTCGGTAGTCGGCCAGGCGGCGCAGAGCCATGTCGTCTAGGTTCTGTCCAGAGTACACAGCCGCTTTGGCGTCCTCCACGAGCTGCTGACGCGCACCGGCAGACAGCTTTCCCCAGTCCACCCCTGCACGCTCAAAGACAACCTGAACTTGGCCGTCAATCTCGTTAGGCTTGAGGGCGGCACGTACCGTATTAGCCAACTGCCGCCCGCCAGATTGAGCCGCAGACAGCGCAACCGGCGCAGCTATACCTCCGAGCAGTGACGCGGCGAACTGCTCCCACGGGCCACCACCGGCCTCCCTGACTGAGCCACCAGCAGCACCGGCTCCGGCTGCGCTGGCGATCTGCGATCCGGGGTTAGCGGCAAGCTGAGTCAGTGCCGCCTTGCCTGCCCCTGTCGCCCCTTGAGCAAGGGTGTTTGCTCCGCCGGCCATCGCCCCCGCGCCCACCATCAGGCGTGACACGTCGCCAACCACGCGCTCGTCGGCGCCTTCTGGTGAAGGCAGGCCAATAGCGTCTGCGGCCTGTGTCGCAAGCCCGCCAGTCCCCGTAATGGGGAACGGCCTACCCATCCCCATTGCTTCGGTCGCCTCATTACCAAAAGCCGCAACGGGGTTCACGACGATGCCGGCAACATCGCCCAAGCCCTCGATACCATAGCGGGCAGCAAGCCCTACCTGCCGCGGTATCGCCCGCAGGTTCTCTCCAATCCCCACAGATACGGGGCGCTCCAACTCGGCCACAGCTTCGTCGAGCTGATCCTGCGTTTCATAGCTGACCTTTGCCCGACGACCATCAGGCAGCGTGACAAGTGCGCTACCCATCAGTCCAGAATCTCCACCGTCGCGCCGCCTTTGGTCGTGAATGTCCGTGGCTGCGCGGTGGCCGGTTGCTGCTGTGGCTTGGCCGGCACCGATCCTTGCGGTGACTGACCTTGCAGAGCCTCGATGGCCGTGACCCGAGAATTACGCTTCTGGGCCAGCACTTCTTCAGAATCACCAGGGACGGGGAAATAGGTCGAATACTCCTGAAACGCCTCCTCTTTGCCGATAACCGCGCCAGATTCCTTGCGGAGTTTTGCACGCAGCCAATCCTCGGCAAGCTGGAAGTACCGCTGGCCGGCCTTACTGACAAAGCGATTAGCGACCGTACTCCCGCCCTGCTTTGCAGACCACGCCATAAACTCGGCTTGACCGGGGACATACCCCGAGAGTCCGACCTTTGGATTGCTCAAGGCCGCTTCTGCCCGCTCCATCCGCGACACATAGCCAGCAGCGGCTCGTTGCGTGTCAGTGGTCTTTGTGGCTTGGGTCTTTGGCGGCGTGGCACCAAGCGAAACCTGTTCTGCCGGGTTTCTGGTGTTCACCATGACCGTCTGCGGGGTGCCGTCCGGCCCCATGATCTGGGCCGGCGTGAATGATGCATTGATCTGCGCGGGACTGGGGATCGTCGTCTCCTTTCGCACTGCTGCATCGTAATCCGCCTGCGATATGCGCCCCGCCGAAAGATCAGCACCGAGCTTACCCAAGCTGGATTGCGGGCCGCTCTGCTTCGGATACAGCATCCCGCCAATACCCTCTGCCGACTTCTCGGGGTTCAGCCGGGAATGAATCTCCACCGCTGCCGCACGGGCTTCCTGATCGTCGGGATTCGCACGCAACCGGGCATCTATCTCAGGGATCATGGCCAGCAGTGATTCTTGCTCCTGCGCCTTCTGGCTGGCCTTCTGGCGGGCTTGTTCATCTAGCGCCCGATCTTCGCCCTGCCACTGCTGATCCTGCGCGGTGTTCTGCTGAAGGATGCCGCTCAACTTATTGGAGTTGTTCGCCTGCCGCTGGTTGTTGAACGAGTCCATTGCGCCCTGTACGGGCGAGCCAAATCCACGGGCGATGATGATGTCTAAAGCGGTACTCATTACGGCCCCCCGAGCGGATTGCCGAGCAGCCACGGCAGATGCGCCGTGCTGACTGGAGCGGCGGCATTACCAGCAGCAGCGCCCATGCCACCAAAACCACCCATCCCGCCAGCGACCATCCCGCCAATGCTGGACAGGGCGCTACCAATGCTCTGATTGCGCCCGAGAATCCCCGATGCCCGAGAATCTGCCGCGTTCTGCAAGCCCGCAGCGACGTTCTGGCCGGTGTTCAGTGCCGCCGTACCTGCCGCATTGGATGCGTTCTGGCCGCTCCCAGACAGCCCACCGAGCCGGTTCAGGTAGTTCTCGAAGGTCGGCATGGCGATGCCCTGCGCCGTCCGGTCGGAAATCGCCGTCAGCACGTTGCCGCCACCGGACCCCAAAGCAGACGCCGTGGCCAGCGTGTTCTTTCGTGCCTGGTCTACAGCGAACTGGTAGCCGGGGAACGCCTCAAGCCGCTTCGTGATCTCATCCGCGCCCATCGGTGATGCTGCGGGATTGGTGAAGGTCGTCCCGCCGGTCGTGGTCGTTGTGGGCTGACCCTGATTGACGGGTCGCCCCATGAAACGATTAATGCCACCCGTTGGCTGTGGGTATGTGGTTTTGGTCGTGCCACCAACCGTGAATTCAGAACCGGCAACATCCAGCCCCATGATTGACGCCAGCAACGACCGGGCCGCATTGCCCGTGTTGATCATCGGCGCTTGCAGTTGCAGCGTCGTGTCAAACTGGCGGCGCTGCTCGGCTATACCGGCCTCAGCGCCTTTTGCAGATGTCTTAGCAGCGTCTGACGCGGCATCCGTACCGATTAACCCGCCAGTTAGAGACCCGGCTACATCGCTTAGAAATCCCATACCAGACCCTTATGCGTCGTCTTCGTAGGTTGAAATGAGGAACTTCACGTTCGCATCCGAACCGTAAGCCCTCACCACGTCCCCGGCACCGAGCAGCATCCCGCTCCATGCCACGTTGTCGTTAGCGGCTACCGCCATGTCATAGGCCAGATAATGCGCGTCATCAATCGCCGCACCGTCAGGCGAGATTGCAAGGCGGAACGTCTTTCCGGCTCCGGCAATGTTCGTGACTTGCAGATACCGCACGTTGGCCCTGCGAGCCGTGGGGACGGTGTACAAGGTTGTCAGCACCGCGCCCGGTGACAGGGTGACCGTATTTGCTATCGGTAGCGCCATTCTCTAAGACTCCAAAAACTGCATTTCCCGTAGCAGGGACAAGATTCGACTCACGCGGCGATCCTGGGTCTGAACCCCGACCGGCTCCCGCTGTAGCGCCTTCAGCCGCCGCAGATCGCCAGACACATCACCACCGCCAGCGGTGACACGGCTCTCTGCCTCAAAGTCAGCCGATACGCCCTGATCGGTATCGAGGTGGGCGAAATAGTCCTTCCACCGCCGCGACACCTGCCCATCAGGGCCGATAATCGGCTCGCGTAATGGCTGCTCATGCGGCAATGGCGGGAGCCTCGTTGATCCACGCGCCGTAGAACGCGAACACGGTCGGGTCGGAATAGACGAGTTGATAGACCCTGTTCCGTGAACGGCCATGCCGGGTATAGATCGCCCGTGCCCGTGTCTCGCCCATCGCCCCCAGCGACCGGAAGAAGTCAGCCGACCACGTTTTGCCGCCGTCGTCCGAATATCGCAGCGCAATCTGCGGGTCTGATCCCTGGCCGGTTATCAGCCCGTTGCCCATGTCGGCATCCAGCTCGATACGGTCAAAATGCACATAATTAACCCCGTTATGCATCGGCTCTGAGGTGAGCAGTACCGGCTGAGACTCGCCCCACTCGGCGTAGGTTTCAGGGTCGAGAATGCCGAGCTTGTTACCAGCCCACACGAAATGCTTTCCATACGCCTCTATGTGGCCTTCTACCTGCCACATATCCGCCCCGTAGGAAGCCCGCTCGTTCCACAGTTCCGTGGCCACGTTGTACTCAAACGTCCGGCCCTCGGTAGGGAATGTCAGGATGTACGAAAAACAGCCGCCCTGACTGATCGCCATGCCGTAGGCGTCATCGAGGGTCGAGAAGGTGGCGAACAGTTGTTCTAGCGGCTCTGTGGTGATTCTGACGGGGGTATTACCGCGAAGCGCCCGCACCGTCCGATCATCAGCCAGCCAGAACACCGTATTGTCTAGCTTGGCAGGGCTTCGTGGAGCCAGACACCCGCGCTCAATGAATCCATCCTGAGATAATCCAAACGGATACGGGATCGTCCCCTTGTTGTAGCCGATGGCCATTGCATGCGGCATGAAATGAATCAGGTCGCGGGTGTCGGCAATGATGGCATTCGGCGGTTGAGTCGCCCAGATCAGGGTATCGAAGGCCAGTGCATCGAGGTCGGTGGGGTCGTTGAGCTCGCATGTGAACACCCGGTCAGCCGCCAGAAACACGAAATATCCGTCTGACCATGTGACATGCGTAGAGGGCAGGTAATCGGGATCGGTGATCGGCGTGACTACCGAATCGACCACATAGCCATCACCCGAAGAAAGAAAGACGGCTTTCCCCGTCCCCGCCGCCGAAGCGCAGGGACCAGAGCCGGGGATAGGCCCCAGCGCCGTCAAAGTACCACTGGACGACACGCCATAAGCGGTCGTGCCCGCGACAACAATCAGTCGGTCCCCTACCAGGTTCGCGCCACGGATCGGCGCAGGGAAGGTCTGGAAGGCGGCTATACCCGGACAGCGGAATACCGGGGTCTGTGTCTTTGCGCCCGGTTGTGCCTTGACCGTTCGCGCATTCACGACACGCTGCGCCGACAGCGATAGCGCCGGGGACGTGTAGGAATTGACTGCGAAACGGCTAAAGGCCATCAGTAGTCCACCACCGGGGTTACATCGCTCAGGTACTCTGGCGCTGCCAGTTTCCGCAGCAGGCGCTCCCCGAGACTCGGCTGTGCCCCGGCCAGTTGCCCGGTCGCCCGCAGGCGCTCCAAGCGTTCGCCGGTAATGCCGAACGGTTGTGCGGCGTGGAAGGCCAGCACCCACACCAACGGAATTACCGCCGCATCAGGTACCGGCCCGTCTAAATCCCATGAGGCAATGCCCAGTTCATCGAGCAGGTGCCAGACGCCGGTATAAATCCGGGCCATTTCCTCGCCATCTTCAGCAGACACCACCCGATCAGGACCGGTCGCCCCGATCTCTGCCAGAGTGTCGCCGTAAATCAGTTCGAGTTCTCTAGCCATAGAAAAAAGGGGCCGGAGTTACCCGGCCCCTGATCCTGTTACGGAACGACGTAGAACACGACGACAGACACAGTGCCCGTGTGCCCGGCATTGGATGCCGTATTCACATAGAGCTGGATGGTCGTTTCTGCGGTGAACGTCGGCAGTTCACCCTCCAGAAACTTGCCCATCAGCGGATACATGATGCCAGCGACATTGGCGAGATTACCGGCGGCGAACGTGTCGCCGGTAATGGTCCCCAAGTTTCCAAGACCGTCAGTATCCACCGCATCGTAAGTGCCCGACCCGCCGTTTGCGGCCCAGCCCACGTCGATGTCAAGCGCCTCCGTGCCGGTATCAATGTCGTCACCGTAGAACCAGCCCCCCAGCAGAACGGCACCTGCCGGGACTTTACACATCTCGAAGATGTCGCCAGTCTCAACCGCTGCCGCGATGGTGTAAGAGCCGTAAGCCGCAGCAACGGTACCGGTCCCCAGCGGCTTGAAAGCCGGGAAAGTATCGCCACCACGGGTCGAAGTCAGAGTTTCAGCAGCCATTTGTCATGTACTCCTTATGCGACAGCCGCAGTCCACATGGACACGACGCCGTTCTGCTTGAGATCATCGGTATCACCCGACCCGCTACCGAAACACAGCTTCTCGATGCCGTAGATCTGCTCAATGGCAACGCCGACCTTATCGCCGTAGTCGAACGTTTCCGTCTTGCTGGTCCACCGCTTCGCCAGACCGTAGCCGAGAGCCTGAGCGCCGCAGAGGAAGCCCTGCGCCGTCTGTACTGCGGAGCCGCCAGTAATTGACGAAGCCGCAACCAGGGGGATCTCGGGGATCGAGCGGATGATGATGCCGTCCCAGCAATAGTCAGCGCCACGAAACAGCGGGTTCTCCTTACTGCGCTCACGGGCCTCACGCTGTGCGGCCTGAAAGACAGTATCGGACAACACCAGATCGCGGATCTGATACGGATGCAGGAACGCCACGAACCACTCCTCATCGCCCTTCGTGCGAATCGGCGTGATATTCGGACTGGCCGTCTGCGCGAGAATCTTCGCAGAAGTCAGCAGCGTGGCCGTCATCTTGTCGGACGTGTTATCGAGCTTGTTGTGTTCCGCAGAGAAGTCCGTCCCACCCGTCGAGGCCGCGCCCCAGATGTGCCGGTCTGCGTTATCAACCAGCCACGCATCCAGCACCGTGTGACCCACATCGTTCTGAATCTGGGCGCCAGTCTCCCAGGTATAGATCGTGTTGGCCGAGCGGAAGCTGTTCAGCGCCTTGATGATGAGCGTGCGAGTGTCGGAGACGGCCCAGTTCTTGAGCATCACCTTGCCAGCGTTGCGGAGGTCGATAGCCGACCTCTGCTCGCTCATCTCGGCAACCCGAACACCGTTCCGGCGCTTGTCGACGGTCAGGAGGTGCGAGCGCGAGGTCAAATCTTCCTCGTTGCCTTCCAGCGTCGCCGTGCCAGTGGTGGCCGCGTTGCTCAGCTTGTTGACCAGAGCCAGAGCGATACGATCACCCTTTTTCTTGGTCAGGTCTTCCTTCATCTGAATGATCGCGTTCTCGTCTGTGCCCATGTAAGGGGCAAAACGATTCTCGCGGACGTATTCCTCGAAGAACTTGCTGTCCCACTGTTGGACGCGCAAGCCCGTGGCGTTGGTAGTATCAGCCATGACTCACCTCAATATGTTGGTAAAAGTTCTGAAAGGGACTTCGGGGCGAACGCTTGCGGCGCTCGCTCGCCAGACCCGGTTTCGTCGGTGAGTGACTCGGGAATCTTCGGTGCAGGCTTGCCCTGCAACTCCTGACGGGCTTTCTCAGCGCCCCGCGCTTCGGCTTGAGCGATCAGTGCATCAATGCTCCCGGCTTCCTGAAATCGCTTCAGGTTGCGTCCCGCTTGGTAGATGTACTCAGCGGGATCGGGCGCTAGACGCGCTTCCTCGATCAGTCCTGGTGTGGTGCGGGCGGTTGCGGCAAACACCTGGGCTACCTCGTCGAAGTCGGGATGGCGGGCTTTCGCGGCCTGCTCGACCAATACGAGGAACTTCTGCTCAGATTCCTGCCGAACACCCTGAAGCTTTCGCTCCATGCGCTCGTCTAGGGCTTTCTCCCAGTTGTCAGGGTCTTCAAACAGGTTTGGCTTGGATTCGGGCGCTTGCGCCTTCTCCATTTCAGCCAGCCTGCTCTCCAACTCCTGACGCTTCCGGCGCTCATCGGCGAGCGCCTGAAAGGGAACGTGCCCCGGAGTGGGCTTGTCGTCTGCCTCAGTGCGTTTCTCTACAACCGGCGGCGTTGCTGCGGGTTCAACCGCTGGTGCTTCCACCTCGCCCGTGGGTTCTGCCTCTAGAGCCTCTACAGGCTCGGGAGTCCCCGTGAGAATCGCGTCCAAGTCCATTGATCCTGTCGTCACTTCGCTCTCCTTGCGCCCGAACACCGGCGGCGTGATCGCCCTTGAGGTAGGCGGCACCTTTTGTAGTCAATAAAAAACCCGCACTCGGCGGGTGGTGGTCGTCTGTTGGCGGCGTTTAGCCCTGCGCCATTCCCGCAAGGCCAGCCATACCGGCCATGTTCTCGATCTTCTTCTGGTTCGCTTCCTGCGTGACCTTCTCAGCTTCGGCTTCCGTCTTGCTGATCTCAGCCTCTGCACCGCGCTTCTGCATCGCAGCCGCTTCCTGTGCCATTGCCTGCGCTTGCGGGTCTTCGCCGCCCGTCAGCTTCTCTTTCAGCGCCTTCTTGTTACGGATGGCGGAAGCATCGAGGTAAACATCGGGCGGGAATATCACGCCAGCCTGCGCGAGAGCCACAAGGTTCTCGAACTGCTCGGATTGCAGCGTCACCACGTCCGGGGCTTCGTCGATGATGATGTCCACATCCAGCGCGGCCACGTCGTTACGCTTGCCGACGGGCTGCGTCGGCGTCATCTGCGCCATGCGGGCCAGTTCAAGCGGGATCGGCTGACCCGACTGCCGGGCAGCTTGGTACAACTCCAGCGCCGTGATCGGCTTGTTCAGGGCGACGAACTTGGGCGCACCCTCATCGTCCCGAATCCGTACCCATTTCTCATCGGTCCAGTACTGTTTGATCCGGTGCCAGACCTTCGTATAGGTCTGCTTCTGCAAGTAACGCAGATGGTCAAACAGTCGCCCCAGTTCCAGCGCGTCAGACTGCCGGTCAAGCTGCTTGGCCCGTCCTGACTGTGACGCGGATACGTTGGTGATCGCCTTCGGGCCGACAATGGCGAGGGCTTCAATCGCCTGCATCATCATCTGGAAGTGGCCGGTAGACAGGTCCAAGTTCTTCTGTACGACCAGCTCCATACCAGGCGTGCGAACAACCACGCCATCAGGCTTTGCCAACTCCATCTTCAGCTTCTGGACATCGGCAACCGCGCCTTCCTCCATGATGACTTGGTTCGTATTCAGCAGGTGCAGGGACTTGCTGCGGCGGTGATTGATCTCGTCTTGCAGCGACTTCCAGCGACGGATCACGCCGTAACGGTGGTTATCCTTGTCAACGTAGGCCGATCCCCAGCAGTAGGGATGCTCCGGCTCGCCTTCATCGTTGAGGAACGGGGACGCTTCCGGTTCCTCAATCCAACCGTTCTTGACGAACTTGGCCCGAAACCACACGCCGCCCTTGAGGAAGTACGCCTCGATGATCCGCACCCGGCGGCGGAGTCGATCCAGATGCACAGTATCCGTGGGGCGGTCGCTGTCAGACTCCGACTGGCTGCCGGAGGCTTCAGCCATGCACGAATCCCATATCTCGCTACGATCGGGCCAGCGCTCCTGAGCGGTCTCAATGTCCATCCAGACGAACGTGCCCAGATAGCGGGCGTCCGAAAAGTCGCGTTCCGAGGAATGCGGGTCCCAGAAGCAGCGCTCGTAACGGTTGCGCTTGATGCACACATCAACGCCAGTCTTGGACTGCTTGACGTAGGTTTCCGTCCCGCCCATGCCCTCAACGAAGATGTTTTCAGCCACGTCGGAGCGGGTTTTCGGGAAATCCTGGTCATCGCCCACATACCGCAGGGCGTCGGTAATCGCCTCGGCATCCTCAACGTGCTGAGGGGTACGCGGGAATGCCTTCGGATCGGTGCGGGCGTTGATCTCCAACCCGATCATGTAGTCGATTTTGTCTTTGAGCTTGTTGTCAGTCAGGACCGGCTGCTTTCTCAGCTTGAGCGTGCGGGCTTCTTCCTCGGTCCACTGCTTGCCATCGTAGTAATCCCGGCTCTCGATGGCCTCGGCACGCTCGTCCTGCGTGGCGTCAAACCACGCATCGAAGTCCCGTACCAGACGGGATAGCTGATCGTCTTTTGCCTCTACACTCGCCACGATCCGCCCTCGTCACCGTCAAATACCTTGTCCCAGCGGTCTTTAACGACCGTGGGCTTAGCCCCTAGCGCCATTGCCGGGTGAGCCTGGTCGATGGCCCTTGCCATCATCGCCACCATGTCCACGGCGTCGTCATGCTTGCCAGCCGGGAAGCCCAGCAGTTGCGCGAGTACCCGGTGGCCGTAGTCGTTGTCTGGTAGCCCTACCCGACCCATGCTCGCCATTGCCCTCAGGGAGGCCGCTCGCGCTACCTTGTCACTCACGCTAGGCATCCATTCGATCTTGCCGCCCGGTGCCTTACGCTCGCGCCTGACGCGGGTTAGCAACCCCTCAGAAGCCCGGCGGGTCATTCCGCCTTCACCGAACTCCACAACAGGCCGGTGACGGGCAACAAGCGTCATGTACTCCTCGGCCCAGTTCACCTGATCCTGCTGGCCATACCAGCCGTCAAGGCAGAGATACAGCTTGGTTTCGCCGCGATCCTGATAGACGCCGTGAATTCCAATCTCGGTGAAGTCGCCGCCGTTCTCGGTAAAGGCGAAGTCACTGGTGAGGTATTTTCTGACCAGCTTCGTTTCGTCGGGCTTGTAGAACCAGAACCATTCACGCTTGAAGAATGTGCCGGTCTGTGGGCTTGGGTCCTGCTGGTAGAGAGCGCTGAACGACCGCTCATCGCGGCGCGCCTCATCAACCATCTCTGCCGTGAACCATTCCGGCCACAACCGATCGCCGGGGGCGCGGCCTAACGGGTCATCCAGACCGGCCACCATCGGCAGCTTCAGGACCCGCCATTTGTCGCCTTCCGTAGCGAGTATCCGTCCCGCCAGGTCGTCCTCATGCCAGCGGGTCTGAATGTGCAGCTGCCGATAGTTCGGCTTCAGCCGCGTCTTGAAATCGTTGACGTACCAATCCCAGTGTTTCTGCCGGGTCAGTTCGCTATCGGCCTCCTCGCGTGACTTAACCGGGTCGTCAATAATCCCGAGGTCGGCCCGGCGGCCTGTGATCGTTGCGCCGACCCCCGCCGCGTAGTAACTGGAACCGCTTGCGGTCTCCCACGATCCCGCAGCCGTCGAGTCGTCGGACAGGCCATCCCAGAAAATAGAACGGTGAGCTTGGCTCCCCACCACATTCCGACTCCGGCGACTGAAGTGCTCGGCTAGGGTCGTGGTATTGCTACAGCCGATGACCGATAGCCCCGGATTCCTACCCATGAACCACGGCGGGAACAGGACTGTTGCGTAGGTTGATTTAGCGCTACCCGGAGGCAGTAGCACCATCAACCGGCGAACGTCGCCGCGATCAAGCGCTTCGAGCTCGCTAATCAGCAACCGATGATGGGCGGCAGGGACCAACCCAAGATCAAGCCGATCAATGTACGCCGCTAGACTCGACCGTGCCTTCCGCCTGGTCAGTAACTCTTGCGCAGCTTCCGCTGGCGATAAGTTCGGCAAGCTCTGCGTCGGTAAGAATGCTGGCATCAATGACCTGCGCCGTTACATCTAGCTCAGTCGGTGAAAGGCGGGCGTACATCCGGTAGTACTCCGTCTTGTTCTCGCTGGCCCACTCAGCCATCGCTGCCGTCCCGCCCAGTCGGTTGAACACCGCAACTAGGTTTTCTTTGACCTGAGCGCCAACTTTGTTTTTGCTCCCAACCGGCCTGCTCATAAACTAAATCTCAACCGTCTGATTCTGTGCGGCATTGCCGGAATAGAACCCCCCGAACAACTCCCTCGCAGCCGCTTCGTAAGCCTTTGCCGCATCCTCGATATTATCGAAGCGTCCCAAGCGGCGTCGCTGACCGTTATGCCGAACCTCAGCCGACCACTTCCGCCTCGCCTTACACCACGACACGCCGCGATACCCGGACCTGTTGTCCTTGTCGAGTTTGACGCGGTGAGCAAGGTTCTGAGCGTGCGACGCTTCCCTGAGGTTTGCCAGCCTATTGTCAGACCTGACGCCGTTGATGTGGTCAATGTGGGCGGCTGGCCAGTACCCATGAACGTACAGCCACGCAAGCCTGTGGTTGAGGTACCTACAGCCGTCAACGTACGACAGCAAATAACCAAGTCCCATGAGGGACCCAGCAACAGCGCCCGGCTTGACTCTATTGCTCCCGCTGATCTTCCGCCTAAACTCGCCCGTCCCCGGGTTGTAGTCCAGAACCTCCCGCAGTCGTTCTGCTGTCAGCATCACCGCACCCCGCCCAGGTTTCTCACCCGGTAGGTCTGCGTGTTGGTTTCCTGAGTATCCAGCCCTTCATCGGTCATAACCGTCACAACCACGTCCTCAAAGCTGTTGCCATCGTCCTGAATGGCGTTTGAGGTGGCGGGGATCACTACGGTAGTAGTGGCCGCTGGCGTGAGGGCTGTCCATGCGGTGATCGGCTGGTTGCTCGTCTGATTGTCCACCCGGTACTTGAGGCTGGTCGGGGTAATCAGCGATCCGTCATCCCCACGGCGCTCGATGTTGAGCGTTACCGCCGTTGCTTCGTTCAGGAGCTTCACTACCGGGGAACCTCAAAGTCTCTGCTGTACTTAACGCTACCCTTCGGCCTGTAACCCGACTTCTCGTCGAAATAGGCCGACTCCATAGCCCGCCGACGCTTGGCTTGGCTGCCTGCCCGCCCGATGTAGAACTGCTCATGCACCGCAACAGTATCTATCTTGGGCGACGAGTACGGAGCAAAGAACTCCAGTATTGCCATCGGGTCCTGCGGCCCATCCAGAGCGTCCATAGCCTCTATGGCGCTCATCAGGTTATCGCCCGGGTAGAACCATTCCCCGTGACTTCTCAAGTCCTTGAAGCACTCGTGGATGGCCGGTTCAGTGAACTCGGGCCAAGCGTGAGCGCCGAGAAAGGCCAGCGGGACAGGGCACATCCACTGGAGCATCATCAGCCGCCCCCTCAGGCTGTGCGTCTTGCCGATCTTTATGCGATACGGCTCAGCCAAGGATTGGACGAAGTACACCCACTCGACCGTGCGCCCCTTGATATTCCGTGTGGAAGCGCGGGGAAGCCTTCCGAAATCGGACTCGATCTCAATCCCTGAGAACCTGGACGGCTTGCCCATTGTCGGAATCGAGCTTGGCATATGCCGGGGGGTACTGGTTGGACAAATTGGACAAATCTTGTGGTCGTATATCCAGCCTGCCCAATAGGTAGCCGTGCGCGTGGTCGAGTATCTGGTACATGCGGGATTTCGACAGGCCAAGAGCTGCGGCTTTCTCGTCGCGTCCGGCTTTTGACCGATAGGTGATTTCCACTACAGCACGGCAGGTTTCGTCCATCGTCACCACGACCCGGTGGAAGTCGGCGATCTCCCTCGGCATCAGCTTTACCGGGATATGCTGGTTGTGCTGCTTGATTGCCGACCCGACCGACCCCTCGACCCTGATCCGGCTCATCAGGGACACGCTAGGCCAGCCAGATTCATCCCGGTTTAGCCACCGGCCCCAATCTTTACCTCGGTGGTGGATCCAGTCGATCATGCGTCAACCTGCACCAGATAGCCCGGAGCGGCTTCGATCACATACGCCTCGTTAGCCGGGTCGATACCCCCCAATACCAGCGCGTCCGTATCGGTGCCGTCCTCAATCCAAACGTAAGTGCGATATGTCACGGTCATGGTTGTCTCCGTTGTTGCGTTGTCGTCATTGGTTGATTACAGCACGCCCCGTTCTATCCACCTGTCAACCTGCCGCAGATGGGCTATCAGCATGGCTTTGTAATCGGCTATGCCGTGGTTGTGGACGTAGCGATGGCAGTCAGCGCATAGCTCGATTCCGTAATGATCGGCGGGTTTCTTGCCCATGCCTACGCTACCTAGACGCAAGTGATGCAACACGGTTGATCCATCGTTCGCCCCGCACATGATGCAGGGCTGGCCCTCGGCGGCTTTGCGTAACGACTTCACGCCCACAGGAACTGCTCCACCTGGGCCTCTAGCTCTGGCCTGTCCACGCCCGGCAGGACTACCCGCAGGATAGTGTTTATCAGCGCGTTGTACAGTTTTCCGAAATCATCCTCATCCATCTTTGCGAACGACAGGCTTTTGGCCTCTCTGACCGTCGCCCCGTCCAGCAATCGCAGGTCGTCGAAATAGCCCGCCTCGATCACCAGCGCCCGCCTGAACTTGTCGAATTCCGTATAGTTTTCCTGATTCTCGTAGGCCAGTTGCATCAGGGCAAAGGCTTTGCGATGGAACTTCAGGTTTCTGGGCCGCTTGATCTCGACTTCGTAGATTTCGCCTGCCGGGAACTTGCGGATAGCGTCCGTAGCCACCTCATCGGCTGGCCGGAGTGTTGCGCCTAGCCCCTTGCAGACGTACAGCTTCACAGGAGCGGCCTTTGGACTGGACCCGTGCGCATGAGTCGCCAGGTGTGCACTCGTCGCCCCTGAAGGCTCAGGTACAGCGTGCCGGTTTTCTCGATCTTGCCGAGCCGGGTCAGGGTGTTCACCGCCCGGCACACGGACGATCGGGGCGCGTGCGGGATGACCAGATCGTGTATCCGTTCCTGAGTGAACAGCCGGTCAGGGTTGGCGCGGAAGAAGGCCAGCACCTTTGCATCCTGGTCGCTGGCGTCTGATCGGTACTGGCGCAGCTCTGTCTGGCTGGCGGGGACTGTGGCGTAGTAGGTCATGCAGCAGCCCTTATGAACGCCGCCGCGACTTGCGGGACGATGGCATTGCCGTAACCGCGCAGGCGTCCCACTCTGGCGGGTATCCCATGAGCCAGCGGGAATGTGCCGGATTCAACTGGCCGGGCTTTTCCGTCGCGGCAGGGGAGCCAGTCGGCGGCGTCCCAAGGACAGCATATG